GTCGGCGCCATCACGATGGCCATGCACGCATCGGACGACATCAAGGCGACGACGGGCATGTTTGATGCTGCCCTGGGCGCGCGAGGTCCGGCAACGTCAGGCATTCAGGAGCGCGAACAGAAACGGCAAGGTGGAGTCGCAAACTTCCACTATACGGACAATCTCAACCGCGCCGTGCTGCAAGCTGGCCGCTGTTTGCTGGATATGATTCCGCGCCTATTCGATACCGAGCGCGTCGCGCGCATCATGGGTGAGGACGAAACCATCACATCGGCGCCGATCAACAAGCGCCTCGAACAGCCGGAGATTGACGAAAAAACCGGAAAGATCAAGACGACGATCAATGATATGAGCGTCGGACAGTATGACTGCACGGTGTCTGCTGGTCCGAGCTTCTCGACGCTCAGGCAAGAGGCGTCCGAGGCTATGGTTTCGTTTGGACAAAGCTGGCCGAAACTGATGGATATTGCCGGCGACAAGGTTGTGCGCGCGATGGACTGGCCAGGCGCCGAAGAGATCGCCGAGCGCATCGCCAAAACCATCCCGCCTGAACTGTTGGAAGACGAGGACAAGCCCGAGCAGCAACAAATCCCTCCAGAAGTGATGCAGATCATGCAGCAGGCGCAAAGCCACATCCAAGAGCTTGAGGCAGCGCTGCAAGAGGCGTCGCAGGGCATCGAGAAAGAACGCATCAAGGCGGCAAGCGCTGAGAATGTCGCGCGCATCAATGCCACGTCACGCCAGGACGTGGAAGAACTGAAAGGGTGGATTGCGATGCTCACGCAGCAGATGCAGCCACCACCGGCGCTAGCAGGCGCTGCAATGGCCACTGGCCAGAAAGATCCCGGCCTTGTGCCGCAAATGGAGCAGTAAGTGGAAGACATCATTTTTGACGACACACCGGCAGCAGTCGAAACCGCTGCGCCAGCCGAATCGGAAGCGCCAGTAGTTGATGCGCAAGAGCCGGCTGTTGAGCAGCAGGAAGCCGATCAGCAGCAAGAGGCAGAGCGTGAGGTTGTGCGCAAGAAGAAAAGCGCCAGCGAGCGTATCCAGGAAATCACTTGGGCGCGACACGAAGCCGAGCGGCGCGCAGCCGAGGCAGAGCGGCAACTGGCGGAATTCCGCGCCGCCAAAATGCCGGATCCAGTCGCTGCTCCAGCCGGAAAGCCTGCGCTGGACCAGTTCAAAGATTATGACAGCTATGTGGAAGCCGTCGCCGAATGGCGTGCCGGCGAAGCGGTAAGAGCAGCGCTGAGCGAAGCCGAGAAGAAAACGCAAGCCGCAGCGCAAGCGGCACAGAACAAGCAGCGCACGGAATCCTGGGCGAAGGCTCAGACGGCCGTGCGTCAGGCGATCCCGGACTATGACGAGGTTGTTGGTCTGTCAGAGGTCGTCATCGCACCGCATATCACGGATACGATCCTCGAAAGCGATCGTGGCCCGGAGGTGGCCTATTACCTCGCGCAACATCCCGACAAAGCAGAAGCAATCAATGCCATGTCGCCCATCGCTGCCGCCAGAGCAATCGGCAGGATTGAAGCATCGCTCCCGGGGCTGCCCGTAGCAGCAGCAAAAATCAGCAAAGCGCCCGCACCGATCAAGCCGGTCAGCGCATCGTCGTCCGCACCCATCGGAATATCGGACGAGATGAGCACCGAGGCATACCGGGCTGCACGTGCAAAACAGGGCGCCTGGTGGGCGCGCAAACGATAATCACTTTGGAATAACACAATGGCAAACACTCTCGTTACTTCGAGCATCGTCGCTGAGGAAAGCCTCGCCGTGCTCGAAAACATGGTGACTTTCGGTGCGGCTTGTAACCGCGACTGGGAAGACACCTTCCAATCAGCCTCTGCTGCCGGCTACAAGACCGGCGCCACGATCAACATCAAGCGTCCTCCGCGCTACACGTACCGGGCCGGTCGCGTCGCGTCGCCGCAAGACACCGTGGAAAGCACGGTCCCGCTGACGCTTAGCCAGGGCGGCTGCGATCTGTCATTTACTGCGTTTGAGCGCACGCTGTCTCTGACCAGGCTTGAGGACAAGCTGACCGCCGCGCTGGCAACTGTGGCAAACCAGATTGACGAGCAAGGGCTGGCGCTGGCTCATTACGCATCGCACGCCGTTGTCAACCCGGCTGGGGCACTGCCGACCACGCAAGCGACCGCGCTGCAGGTGATTACCGATGCAAACGTGCTGCTCGATGAGCGCGGCGCGCCTCGCAAGGACCGCAAGCGCGCGCTGATCATGAATCCGAAGCTCAACGGCGCTGCGCTGCAGGGCCTGGCAGGACTGTTCAACCCCGGCAGCAAAGTCGGCCAGCAGTATGAGTCCGGCATGATGGTCGATTCGCTTGGGCTGAATGTGGCGATGGATCAAAACGTTGATGTGCATACCAACGGCACGCAAAACGTCGCCGGTACAAACGTCAATGGCGCCGGACAAAGCGGCGCAGCGATTACGGTCGTTGGCCTGGGCGGAACCATCACGCGCGGTACTGTTGTGACTTTCCCCGGCTGCTTCGCCGTCAATCCGCAAACTCGCAAGACTACCGGAAGCCTGGCGCAATTCGTCGTGACTTCCGACCTCGCGGCCGGCGCCACTTCGATTCCGATCAGTCCTGCCATCGTCCTGACCGGGGCTTTCCAAAACGTGAGCGCCGCTCCTACTACCGGCAGCCCGTTCCTGATCCTGGGCGCCGCTAGCACGGCGTATGCGACCAACATCGCATTCCACAAGGACGCTTTCACCCTTGCGATGGCACCGCTTTGGACGCCGCCGATCAAAAACGTGGTCAGCGTGTCGCAGAAGACGCACAACGGATTCACCATCCGCGTGCTTGAATACTACGACGGCAAGAACGACGAGTCGGTGATGCGTCTCGATGTGTTGTTCGGATGGGCAGCGACCTATCCCGAGCTGTCCACCAAAATCTACACCGTCTAAGGGGGACGACATGGCTGTTACTCTCTACAAGGCCTATCAAGGTTATGCCGCTGGCGCTACGATTATCGTCCCGGATGACACGCAAACCGCGCTGATTGCTCAGGGCATCGGCTACGCCGCATCGGGCCAGCCGACGCAGACCTATCAAGCGACTGGATCCGCAGTTCTGAGCCCGACCGTCGGCGGAAACAAGTCGCCGCAAGACATCGCCGGATTCGGCGCGCCGTCGTCTCCGCAAGGGCCGCGCATCCTGCCGAATGGTCCGATCCTGGCTTTCGCCTCGCTCGGCACATCGGCAGTTCATGTGGCTGGCACGTGGTATCGAGCAGAGATTCAAGTCCCGCACCTTGCGCAATGGACTGGCATCCAGGTCCTGAACGGCGCCACTGTCGGCACGGACAATCTGATGGTCGCGCTGTATGACACCAACGGCGTACTGATTACCAACAGCGCCGTGGCTGGCGTGTTGTCTGCCGGCGCCAATGCGTTCCAGTCCATCGCGTTCCTGACGCAACCGATTCTGACTCCTGGCCGGTATTTCGTGGCTGTTCAATGCAGCGGCACGACGGCAACTACTCGCCGCTGGGCTGCTGCGGACGGCGGATTCCAGATGACGCAATCGGCAACCGGCACTTTCGGCACAGTCCCGGCAAGCTTCACCCCGCCGACGACTTTCACCGCCGACGTTGGCCCTATCGCCGCGCTGTATCAGTAACCCACAGCGGGGGCTTCGGTCCCCGTTTTTCGAGGATCACGCATGACCACTACATGCACGATTACCAAGGCGGGGCGCTGCGATACCTACGGCAGGCCGCTGCTTGTTGGGCAAACCTACACGTCGTCGGATGATGAGATCAAATCGCTGTGGCAAGCTGGATTTTGTTCGGTGACTGATGCGCCAACGATTTTTGATGCGCCGTCATATCCCTATCCGCAGCAGATCGCAGCGATTGGGACGCCGTTTGTCATTCTGCCCGGCGATGGATCAACAACCGGACTGCAATTCACCGGCAGCGCAGGCGCATTTACGTTGTCTGCGGCAATTGTGACCAACGCGTGGAATGCTCTCAAGGGCTGCTGGTGTTACATGCCATCAGGTTTTGGGCGCACGGCATATCCTGCAGGCTGGTATTGGGCGGTATTTTCTTCCGACACTGCCGGAGAGCTTTATGCCGATACGTATGTGTCAGGCAGGCCGACGCGCGATTTTTCGCCAACGGCATTTCCGGTCAATCTGTCTGGATGGCTGACGCA